TTACAAGAGTATGCATTATTTCTCTAGCGTTCGGGCTTGTTAGAACGTTGCTTATTGCTTCCCACATTCTGCGCCCCCAGCTCTTGCGATTTCGTCTGCAACGCTTAATCTGAACGCTTCCAAAAGTTCGGGGCGTTTAGTCCATAAGCGCGGGCAGTCTTTCCAGCCGACTATATCGTGGTGTGTTGTGATGTCCTGCGGTGTAAGGTTGTGGCGCTTGCAAAGATACGCGCAAAGCTCCGCAGCTGCTTTTATTGTCTGTTCTGTGAAGTTGCCCGCGTTGTCTGTCGGGCAAAGCTCAATGCCGAGCGTGCAATAGTTTGGGCTTGATACTTGGAAGTGTACGGCGTAGTGTCCGAACTTCTTACGCGCGTAGTTTGTGTAAATCTGCCCGCTTTCGGGGTCTTTCTGCGAGCTGCCGCAGTGGTAGGCTACTTCGTCGTCGGGTATGCACTGTATAATATCGCCCTTTTGCCCGATGATGTAATGCGCCGAACCATACGAACTCATGCCCGTTTTTTTTGATTCAAAATAAAGCCAGTTCTGCTCGGCGTTTGCTGCTGGGTTTGCCGTCCAGTGTATGACGATTGCGCGGAACTCTTTTATTTTGCTTTGTGGTCTGCTCCATTCGTTAGGTGTTAAAAATCGTTTGTAGATTGTCATTGTTTGCCCTCTGCTTTTATAGTCATTCGGGCAATAGGGGAAAATAGCAGAAAATAAGGGAAAATTTCCCCTAATTAAAAAAACGCCCCGCAACGTGTGCAGGGCTTAATATTGCGTGTAGCGCGTCTATTCGGGCGCGGTCGTGTCTTTTATCGTCCGCACCCTATAAAGCGCGTGTACGGCGTTCTAGCGGGCTTTACGGGGCAATTTTACGGGCTTTAATTCCGCAAGTATCGGGTTTTCTTTTTGGAACGCTGCTATTTGTTCGTCGGTCAGCTTGTCGGGGTAGTCCGTCCAAAAGTTCAAAACTGTTTTACCGTCAAACGAAAACAAAATAGCGCCCTCGTTGTCGTCCTCGGGGTCTACCCAGTAAATAATACTATCGGCGTTTTCTTTTTCAAAAATCATTTTGCATAACCCCCGATTCCCTTTAATTGTGCACTTTCAGCGGTGTTTAAATACTGCATAAGCTCGATGAACTCGCGATTCTTTGAAAGTGATTCAAGCTCTATTAAATAGGCTTGCTGGTAATATTTTCGGCGTATCTTACAGTCAAAACGATATTTAAAAGTGTTTTCCTCAAAGTTTTTCCAGCCATTCTCGCCGCCGCTTTGCAGCTCCAAGTATTGCCGTGTTCCGTCCTTTAATTTGCGAACGATTGCAGCGTGTCTACCTACGCCGAGCTTGTACTCTTTGCCGACTTCCACGCGGTTTAATAGCATATTGCCAGCTTTTATTTGGTTTGTTTCGGTCACTGTAAAACTTTGCACACCGTTAAACTTTGCCATTTCCAAAGATGTAGATCGCGCTGCAAATAGTTCTTTGCTTTTTCCGCCCCGAAAGTCCAGTACGTCAAAGCCGCCTTTATTCGCTATGTAAGCATTTGCCACACTCGAACAGCTGCCGCCTGTCGTCTTGTCGCCACCTGCAAGCCTTGCGATTATTTCCGCTTCTGTCGGCTGTTTCTTAAAAGCAAGTACGGGGCGGCTTTCAATGTTTAATCTTTCCGCTACGGTTCGGGCGCTGCTTTTCGGATTGTCTACAAGTGCGGCCATTGCCTTTGTAGTTTCTTCGTTTGTCATTACAGCAGGGGCGTTTACTACTGGTGCGGTTGCGGTTGCCGTAGGTGTTTGCGCTGGCGGTATAGCTGCAACTTTTGGCGCTAAAGCTCGCGGCTGCTTGCCAGTTTTTGTTCCCACGTATTCGCGGGCACTATCGCGTGCAATTCCCGTTTGTTTCGTGAAGTCCCGCGCTGCTTCCTGCCATTCGCCGAGCTTTTGGCGTGCTCTTGTGTTATCCACGCCCGCCGCTTCCTCGGTCAATGCCTGCCGCTTCCAGTGTCTTATATTGCGCTCAATGCCCCGCAGCTTTTGTTCACCCTCATAGCGTGTTAATGTGTGTTCGTTGCCGTCGTCGTCGGTATAAATAACCTTTTCGTCAGCCATTTCGTCCAGCTCTTTTTCGGTGTAGTGGTTTTCCATTCCCTCAAAGTAAGGGTAAAAAGAATGTTTGCAGTTTATGCCGCAGATTCCCGTAACGCTGCCAAGCTCGCATACAGAAAACGGGCGGTATTTCTTATTGTTCCCGCTTCTGCTGAAAATCTGCCCTTGCCAGTCCTCATGTTCGGGGCGTGCTCCGATGTGCGCCGATGTTTCCACGAGGTCGCAGTCTAATTCTTCGCAGTTGTTCAAAGTCTGATTTGCTGCGGTTTGGTTTACGCTTGTAAGAATATTCATTCGTACGGCGCTTTCAATGGTGCGAGTTACGGGGCGGCCATTTTCGTACTGTACGGCGGTAATTCCGCGCTTTGCCAGTTCGTCGGCTGCGCTTTTCATGGCTGTATCATAATCAAACGCACCGCTTTGCACGTTCATATAAACGCGGTTTGCCTGCTGCACAAACTCGGTCTGTGTTGTGGCCGCGGTCGTGAGCGTAAGGCGTGATAAATCACTGTGGCACTTCTGAATAGTTGCAAGCATTTGCTGTGCGTTCGGTGTTGAAACGGTGCGCCCTGTGGCTTCTTTGAAAATCTTGTTATCGTTCTTTGTGCTTGCTTCAAGTGCAGCTGTTACGGTGTCTTTTACCTGCTGCGCTATTGTCTTGTCGTACTTTGCAAGAATACGGGAAATATTCTTTTTCAGTCCGCCCGATTCTATGAGCATTTGCGCTTGCCACTTTGTCGCGTCGGTGACTTTGCCAAGCCGTGCAATACGTCGCGCCATGTCCTGCAAAATCTCGCTTTCAAGCTGTGAGTAAATCTCTGTTATTTCGTCGGCCAAGCCGTCCAAGTAGCGAGGGGAAAGCATAGCCTAGAACTTGCCCCGCAAAATGCGCCAAGCAATAACAAGGCGGGTTTTAAGCGGTTTCTTGTTTATCGCTTCACAAAATCCCGCTACTACGATCATGTCGTTTTTTAGTATTTCTTTTTTCTGTTTGTTGTGCTGTGCCATTGTTTACGCTCCAAAATTAAAAGGGTCGGGCGCGAGCGCTTCGGGCGGTACGTTTGCCTTTGCTTTTGCTTCGTCCTCTCCGAAAAAGTCGCGGCGGTATTCCCATTTGTTTTTTACACCGCTTGAGATTTCCTGCATTGCCAGCTGCTTTGCTGCTGTAATGTCTTTGCGTGTTTGGTCGTCGTTCCATGTTACGGTTATCTTTGCGTTATTTTTGCCGATTTGGTATGCAGCGGCCATGTGCGCGAAAACGTCGGCGCAGTGCTGGTATTTTGTTTCGATTTCGTCCTCGATTGTGTCTACTAAAGCATACAGTTTCTTGCGTCCGCCGTTGTACTGTTCGGCTGTCATTTGAACGCTTTCCATATCGGAAATAGTTCCCTTGCCAAGTTTGCAGGTCAATTCAATACGGCGTAGTATCTGCTGGAACATTTCGTTTTGCTGTGCTGTGCGCAAGGCTGGGGCGTGTTCTGTGATTTTCTTTCCCTCTGCGCTGCCGTCGCCCTCAATCTTTACAATGAGCTTGTTTAACTCGGGCGTGAAGTTTGCGCCCTGTGTTGTGCCGTCGCGTTTCTGTCGCTGCTGGAACATATCGCGGTCGGCAAATATGCGCATTTTTCCGCCCTCTTGCTCCCAGTTCATGCGCTCGTACTGTTCGTCTGCGTCTTTAATTAAATCCTCTGCGCCTGCGATGATTGCGACGGGAACGTTTGAACCGTCGATTTTATTTACAGCGTGGTTTCTAAACTCAATAATCATCGGCTGCTTTACGTTTTCCCATGTATAAACGGGCGTAATATCGGCAGTCTGCGGGCAGTCTGTCAAAGCTGTTTTTTTCATTGCGTGATTGTCATTGCGGTAAAGAGTGCAGCTTACAGTATGCCTGTTATTCTCGTATTTGTGTTCTTCAACCAAAAGCCATTTTTTCGCGCCGTTCTGTAGCTGCTTCATAACAAGCGCACCTGTAAGGGTTCCGTCAAAGTCGTAGCTTGTCGGCAAGTAGTTACCCAGCGGAATAGTTTCATATTGCAGCTTTCCGTTGCTGAAAATCGGGCGTATAATGCAGGCACCCACAAGCGCGATATATTCCACGATTTTGTCTACGTCGTGGTTTATATGCTCCATTGCGGGGCGTATTGCGTCGTTTTCAACTTCCAGCCCGATTTCACGCGCTACCATTACGTTAAGCTCGCCCGCGATTTGGTCAAGAACTCCGCAAGGCGGCGCTTTGGTATTCCACGGCGCGTTACCGCTCATCATTTGCAGCCACAATTCAATAGCGTTATACATATCGCTTGAAAGGTTTGTGTCGATTCCCGTTACGTCCTTAATGGTCGTAGTGTGAAAAAGTCCTAAGATATTCATAAAAAAGCCCCTTATGCGTTCAAACATTGTTTTCCTCTGCCTATATAGTCATTTACTCGCCAGCGTGACGATATACACCCTCAAGCGCATAGCGTATAGTGTCTATTCCGTGGTCGGGCTGTCCGTCGGGGTACCCGCTCATTATTTCGCCCGTGCGTTTGTCGATTTCGTGCTCGTATAGCGTGAACTCGTCGGCCATTCTCGGGCAGCGGCGCGGATCTATTACAATCTTTTTCAAGCCTTGCAGCCACTTAAAAGAAGTGTCACGGCTGCCGATTCCTTTAATTGCGCCCCGAACGTTTCCGCCCCAGCTTCTAAAGTCCGCAATGCTTTTCGGCTCCGCGCTATCCGCTGTTATTCTGTCGTTTGCAATATCAAGCCCCGCTATTTCCATGTGCTTTGTTAAATCTTTGAAAGCGTCATAGTTTCCACGCTTGTTTAAGTAAAGCTCGTCAAAAATAAAAAGCTCCTGCTTTGGCGCGTTGTACGACGATACGGAAAAGGCGAACGGGTCGGGGTAATATCCCCAGTCTATGCCGCAGTACAGAAAATCAAAGGCTTTAATTTCGTCGTCGGTGATTTCCCGCAGTTCCACGTTTTCAAAAATGTTTTGTCCCGAACCTGTAGCAAGTCCGAGGTATATATTTTCATACGCCCGCTTGTTCGTGGCCTTTGTCTGCTCTATGTCGTGCAGAATAGCCGCGCCCAGCCATTCGGGCGGTATATCCAAGTATGTAGTATGAATTACAACGCGGTTCGGGTCGTAGGTTGCAGCTTCACGGTTGCACCAGTGACGCGCAGCGCTTGGCGGGTTGTAGCTCTCAAAGATGTAGAACGTATCGCCGCCGCGTAATGCTGAAATACGCACATTTTGCAGGTCTGCGGGTGTAAACTCGGTCTTTTCTTCTACCCACAAAATGCCAAAATAGCCCTGCGACACTTTAATAGACTTTATCTTTTCGGGGTCGTCGCACCCTGCAAATATAATCTGCTGCTTTGTGCCGTCCTTGCGTATGTACGTAATAGGCAGCGCCGACACTTCGCTTTTCGGTATCTTAAAACCCGTTTTACGCTCTTTTGTGTAACGCAGGTGCAGCTTGTCTATTGCCCATACGATTTGTTCAAACACGCTGCGGCGCAATGTCTTTGCAGTCTTGCGAACTACAAGCGCGTTTAATTTCGGGAACATGGTTATTAAAACGACAATAACAATGCTGATAAACGACGACTTTGTGGAAGCGCGGCCACCTGTAAACGTGTAGCGCTCCTTTTCGTGCTTTAGTATCATGCGGAAATACTTGTTATAGACTTTTGCAAAAATATTACTGCTGTGTATCGTCATCAATAACAATCCTTATTTCGTTGTCGTCGCGTTCTGCGTCGGCTGCTGCCTGCTGTTCTGCTATCTGCTGTTCGTTCCAGTTCTGCGGGTCTGTGCATTTAAGCACAAACTGCACCATGCTTGCGTTTGGTTCAGCTTCACGTATGCGCTTTTGCGTGTAAATGATTTTTCCCTCTGCGTCGCGCCGTTCTTCTGTTTCTTCAATCTTGCGTTTTTTAAGCAGCTTCTTTGCAGCCATAAGCGCCGATTTATTAAGGGCGTGCTTTTGTTGCGCTTCCAGCATTGCCGACGCTTGGCGCACTGTTTTTACTGTCTGCCCCAGCTCCGTAGTTGCAAGCCATTTCTGTATTGTGTCGCGAGTAAGCCCCGTAATTTCTGCAATAGCCGTGTTTGTCATGCCTGCTTTTGCAAGGTTAATAATGAGCTGTTGTGTGTTTATGTCGTCTTTTCGTGGTCGTCCTGCCATTGTTTCGCCTAGTATAAAAAACGTATAAAAAACGCCTGTTTTCTACGCAAATATAGTCATTTTTGCCCGTTTTTTAATTATTCCGTTTTATGCGGTAGCCCGTTCTTTTATGATTTTCTCTTGTCCTGTGCGCATTGATTTTTCGATTACTCGAACGCCGTTGAATTGCTCAAAGCATTGCAGGGCTTCTTTTTTTTGCCCGCTCGTGGTAGTAGGCCACGCGGAACCGCTGCGGGAAAAGCTCGCCCGCTGGCGTTACTTCGTATTCCACGTAATAAATAGGGCTGAAATATCGCTCTAATTCCTCGCGTTGTATATCTGTCATACATTCCCCCACGTAAAATATAACTTTTTCAGTTGTTCGGGATTTCCGAACAGTTGCCCTTTATCTGCGCTTTTATCTTGTCTTTGAAGTCTTTGTATGGATCTAAAAACGTATACGTCCCGAGCGTGTGCCCCTGTACTTCAAACTCAAGCGTTATTACGTCTTTTCTATGCGCACGTAATTTGCGCAGCTGTTTTTCTTGTTTCTTGGAAAGTTTAATATTTAATTCCGAGCTTCTTCTTATTTCCACGGGCTGCCCGTCCTGCATAAAATATGTTTTCATTTTTTATTTTTCCTCTTGCAAAACGGTTATGCCCTCTTTTATCCAGTTCAAGCTATTAAACATACAAAGCGCGATTGTTTCTTTTTCGCTGTCGGGTAAGTCCCCGCTTGTGTATGCTATAAGATTCGCTCGCAGCATTGCCGCGTGCCGTTTCATTTCTTCACAAACTGCTTTACGTCCTTTTGTCATTTTATACCCCGTATTCTTTTACGTTCTTAATGTGAATTGCATATACGTTTTTATTTACGTGTAAATCCGTATTGCCGCCGTAAATAATTTCTATTCGCTCGATTTCAGCTATAAGCATTTCGCTTGTGTAGCCGCGTGTAAAAATGCACTTGTTAAAATCGGGCGTGTTGTTGAAGTGGTAAAGATTCCGTATGCGTTTATCCCAGTACGGTTTTACCTCGCGGTATTCTATGCGCTTTTCCCCGCTCTTGATTTTGTCAAACCATACACCTTTTAACACAAAGCGCAGGCAGTGCGGGTAATGCTTTTTTGCTTTCGGTATCTCGTTTAAGTTTTTCATTTTTCTTTTATCTCCTTAAAACGTTTTTTTATCAGTTTTACCAATTTATAAAATGGGAATATTATTAATAGCCAAATTAAACCAAGGCCGACAGTCCAAGTTATATAATACTCTTCAGCCTTAGTAATGCCGCTTATATCTTTAAGCCACACAACAAAAAAGTTTATTGTACCAATAAAAAACCAAGTAAAAATCACTGTCAAAAATACTGTCATTTTGTAACCTCGCTTTTTGTCATATTTCCCAGTGTCCCCGCGTTCTTTATGTCGCGGAAATATCCCGCGCAGTACGGGCTTGAACATTGCAGATAGCATTTGCGCCATTCTTCCATTGCTGCATTAAATCCCGCGATAAAATCCGCTTTACTCATTTCCTTTTGTTCTCGGATTGTGAAAACAAAGTCTTTTTCCTCTGCTTTGCTGTAGGCTTCATCATTCCAGCTTGCTTCGGCGTGTTGCTTTGCAAGTTCGTATTTTGTCATTTAGTCCCTCGGTAACTCTCCCAGTCTACAAAATCCACAATCTTGTCAACTTTGCGCTGGTAAAATAATTCATGTTTTATTCGCAGAAACAAATAGCCTGTAAAGCTCTCTGTTATTGCAAAATCCTTTACCCGCAAATAGCGGGCTATTATGTATGTTATGGCGTTATGCGCCTTTTCTTCCTTGTCGCACTGCGCCAGCTTTGCCACGGCCTTGTTTTTCTTCGCAACCGTGTTTATGTACCGCAGCGCGATAATTTCGCCCAAACGGTACATTTTATTTAACGCCTTTTCGTCGCCCTTTATCCTGTATTCATACTGCCAGTTCAGCAGCTTTTCATTGTCGTTTTTCGGCGCGGGATAGTAGGGCAGCGGCCTTGTCGGTGGTAACTCGTCAAACTCAAAATCAAACTCCAGCTGTACGGGTTCCATTACTGGGCGGCGTTTCTGCGCAATGTCGCGCGGTAGCTTTGGCCTTTGAACTCAACCGTTTTCGCGCTCTCGGTTAAGCGGTCGGCGGCGGCAATTCCGATATAATTTAAGAAGTCGCGTTTTGTTTGATTGCTTATTAAAACGGTCGGTTTTCTGCGGTTGTAGCGCTCGTTGATAATCTGATAAAGCATATACTGCTCGTCAGTTCCAGCAACGCCGCGCCCGATCTCGTCGATAACAAGCAGCTTTGCGCGTCCGTATTCGTCCAGTATGTCCGCTTCGGTTTCTTTGGCTGTAAAACTCTTTGCGCGTCGGATTTCTTCAACGATGTTCGGGGCGAGCTTGTAAAGGCCGCCGTATTCGCGAACGATTGCGCAGGCTAGGTGTGTTTTGCCAGTGCCTACGGTTCCCAGCATTATAAGCGTGCAAAACTTCCCGCATTTTACGGCTTCCAAGTATCGCCCCGCCTGTTCCTTTGCGTTTTTCTGCTCGTCGCTTTCCGCGTTGTAAGTTTCAAAGGATTCGCCCCAGTATCGCTCGGGAACGGCTTTTTTATAGCGTGCGAGCTTTTCGGCTTCTGCCTGCTTGCGCTCCATTTCCGCTATTTCTTCGTCGCGTCCCCCATACTTCGATAAATCCAAGTTCATTAAATCCGATAAGGTTTTAATCTCCATTTCTCCGCACCCCATTTATTTTTTTTGTTTTAAAAACTGTTTAGTATTTCGTCGGGGATTTCGTTCTCGTTTCCCCACATTCCGCCCGCTTTGTGCCGTTCCTCTGCGTGCCGCTTTTCCCACGTCCGCACGGCCGCCCGCCAGTCTTTCATTTTGACGGCACCCACTTTCCAGCCTTTGGATTCGTAGAAGTCGACAAACTGCTGCGCGTCTAAGCCGTTGCGCCGTTCCTTGTTGTAGGCGTCAACCTCGGCCACGGTAGGCGGCACAAACGCCGCGCTTTTCTTTTGTTCCACTTTGTCCCGCGGTGTTCCATTTTGTACCGTTTCAACTTTTGCAGGTTCGCTTTGTTCCACCTGTTCCGCTTTTGTGTACTGGTTCCCGCTGTGTTTCTTCCCAGCTGCCGCGCGTTTTTCTTTGACGCGTTCGTATTTTTCGCGCTCTTGGTCTATCCTGCGGGCTATCTTTACCCACAAAGAAAACTCAAGCGTTCCCTCTTGCAGCTGGGGCTTTTCGTCATTCAGCGCGTAATTTATAGCGTACATTGCAAAGGCGGCTTTGTAGTCGTCGGGCAGGTCGCTAATATATTCCGCGTGAAATACAAAAGATTCTCTCACTTTTCCACCCCGTATTTTTTACTTTCTGCCGCGTATATCTTGCAGCACAACTTTATTACTTCTCCAGTGTCGCCGCTTATATCAAGCTCGCCGTTACACTTCAAGCTGCACGTCATGCCGATATTGAAGCGGTGATCTATTACAAAATCGCCGTACTTTCGGCGGTTCGCAATCGTGTTCCCTATGCGGTGCGCCCCTTGTGGCTGTCCGTCACGCAGCGGCCGCCCGCAAACCTCACAAACTCCGCCGCTGATTGCCATTGCGTAGCGGCGTTGTTCTTTTTCTGCTTCTGTCATTTTTCCGCTACTCCTGCAAAATTATGCACAAGTCCGCGGCCAGTACGTGCGCCGCTTCTATGAGCTTTGCGCACTCGTCTGTACTGCACTCGCTTTCGCCCTGCGGGTGTATATGGCCGTTTACCAGCTCGTAAGGGTAGCCCATATTTTCAACCGCAATGCGCTTTATTTTGTCCTTTACGGCGTTGTAGCTGCTGCCCGTTTCGTTGCATATCTGCATTATGTGCCCGTTCAAGTGGTGGTTTTGTGAACCCTTGCCCGTAGTTCTCGGGCGCTTCGGCGGTTGCAGGGTAAGCAAAACAAAACGGTTGTGTTTGTCCCTGCATTTGCACAGCTCGCGTTTTATTGCCTGCTGTGCTCCGCTGTCTGCTGGCGGTTCAAACGCAATACGCCCCGCAACGTCGGCAAGCTGTAAAACATACTGAACCATTGCCGCCCGCCTTAATAAATGTCAAAGCCGCTTTCGCTCTGTTCCACGGGCTGCATTTCGTCAAAGCTCTGCTGCGCTGGTTCCTGTGGTGCAGGGGAAACGCGCTTCTGCAATTCGGCTTTGATAGCGTCGATTACTTCGCGGGCTGTGTAGTCCTTGCGCATATCGCTGTAATGCTTCATTTCGTCTTTTGTGAAAATCGCGTTACCGTCTGCGCCCTTACTTGTAAGAAGTGCTGCAAGCTCTTTCTTTTCCTCGGGTGTAGTTTCGCCGCCCTTTGGTTCAAAAGCGAGCTTTGCGGCTGCTTTCTTCGGCTGTACTACTTCGCCCTTAAAAGCCTGCTTTACGGCTTCAACCTGCGGCGGCAATGATTCTTTGTACTTGCTGCCGTCCCAGCGTCCCGCGTAGATGTCCGCAGCAACGCCAAGCATTTTAAGCGCTGTGCTGAAAGCGTCAGTCACGGCCATTTTGTAGCCCTCGTCATTGCTTACAGCTGCGCCCTTTTCGAGCTGAACAAGGCGGCTGCCACCGATTCCGACAATAGGCTCGCTCCATGTGTCGCCGTCCTTTACGAAAACGGCAACCTGTGCAAACGCGAGTTTTTCCGAACCTGCGCCAGCTTCAACCCATAACTTTTGTATTTCGTACTTCCAGCCGCAGCCGACAAGCCCGAACTTTTCAGTCATGGCCTTGTAACGCCATTGCGGGTTTATATCTGTTTTGCCCTTGAGCTTTCCCGCTTCAATCTGTCGCAAGGCGTCTTTTGGCGGTCTTGCCAGTGATTCATATATTTTAATTGCTTCGTCCTGTTTCATGCCGTACCCCCATTAAAACGGTAAATCCTCGGGGAAGTCGTCCCCGCTGCCTGCTGGCGTATAGTCGCCCGCTGGTTCCTGTGTCTGCTGGTTGTTTTCATTACCGCCCAAAAGCTGCACGGTGTTTGCAACGATAACAACCTTTGAAAACTTCTGCCCGTCCTTTTCCCAGCGCTGCTGATCAAGAAAACCGTCAACGGCAATCTGCTTGCCCTTGTGCAGATACGGCTTGATGTTTTCCGCAGGCTTTCCCCAAACGGTCACGTCAAAATAGCTTACGCTGTCAGTCCACGCGCCGTTTTTCTTTACGCTGCGGTTTACAGCAATACTCAAGTTAAGGCGTGCTGTTCCGCCTGTTGTGTAGCCAAAATCACGCTCGCCAATATCGCGGGTAAGTCGGCCTATTTCGATAACATGGTTTAAGTCAGTCATTTTTATTTGTTCTCCTGTTCTTTTTTGTAAAAGCTGCAAAAATCTTTACACAAGCAATAATCGCCGCACTTTCTCGACACTGCGGGGCGGTGCTCGACGTAGTGGGAATTACCCAAAGCACCCGCGCAGGCTTCCGCGTCTACAAGCTGGTCGAAAACGCGCACCGCTGTTTTTCTGCCGTTTTTCATTACGGCGTACTTGTCACTGTCTGCCCAGCGTTCCTCGGCTGTGCATGGCGCGATTTCGTCGTCGCTCATAAGTTCGGCGGCTTCGATGTCTTTAATTTTTGCTATGATTCTTTCGCCCGTCTGCTGCAATTCCTCGGGCGTTACGTCAAACTCGTATGTAAATACTGGGCTTTGCGGGTAGCTTGCGTCTGTCTTGGCTTTACTCTTGCTGTGGTCTTTAAGAAGCGCAATAAATCTACAATGGCGAACGTCAAGCCCGTTCTGCTTCAAAAGCCATGCGTAAGTCATGCCCTGTTTATACCAGTCTGAAAAGTCGCCTTTCATAACTTTGTAAACGCTTGCTGTTTTCCAGTCGTTTATTACGCCGTGTTCCATGTCGTAGCTGTCGACTGTTCCAGTTACACGGCTATTTGATACGGCAATGTCGAAAGTTTCTTCGTGAAAATTGCCGTCCTCGTATTTTTCCATGATTGCATGAACCGCAGTTCCAAAAGTCGCCCATACTTGGTCGGCAGCGTCTACGCTGAACTCGTCCCAGTGGCGCTCTTGCAGTATTACTTCTTTTGTGCCCTTGTTAAGGGTTGTTGCAGAATAGCTGCCAGCTTTATTGTGGCGCTCGACGCTTACAGCTTTTACGAACGCTTCGGGCAGGTGTAAATTATTCGTTACTTTCATTCTTTGCCCCCTGTTCTTCTGCTGCTGGGTCTACGACTTTACAAGTAACTGTAAAAGTCCCGTTGTCGTTCTGCTTGATCTCCGTAACTTCAAAGTACGGCTCTGTGTCTGAATATCCGCGCAACTTTTCGCAGATTTTCAAAATAGCATTTTTCATTTTTCGCACCTCGTAAAAATTATTAAGGTCGAACGCTGGCCAGCTGTTTACCTCTTGCAAGTGCGGGTATCGAACCCGCCCGTTATCGTCATAACGTCCGCCGTGAACTTGCCACCGTCAGCTTGTGAACGCCCCGCAAAAAGCCCCTCGCTTGACTTCTCCCTGCTTTTCCTGCCGTGTTTCCTATAGCCTGCGGCAGTCGGTTTGTTCTTGAAACACGCGGGATTTGAACCCGCCTTTAAGCGCCCCCTGCGCGTGTTCCCCTTATTGCCCGATTTCGTCAAAAGGCAGGCTGTTTGCCGCTTCCTTTTCTGCGGCTTCAAGTTCCTGCTGCAATCTCTCGATAAACTCGTCAATCATTTTCATAGCTTCATACCAGCCCTTAACAAAATGTAAGTCGCGGCCTTTTTCGCTGGAATAAAAAAGCCAGTCCTTTTTTGTGTCTACGCTTGCCTGCCATTTTTCTTTGAACTTTTCGTATGTTCTTGTTTCTGTAAACTCTGTAATATCGCTCAATGTGACGCGCAGCTCGTTTAAATCCAAAACGCAACCGTCGTCGTCAAAATACTGGCAAGCTCTTTCTGTTGTGCCGTCGTACTTGATGTCAAACTCGTAGCCGTTGTCACGCATAACCTTTTTGTAGTTACGAACGCCAGCAAGAAAACCCTGCTAGTTTGCAATTTTCGTGCCGCTTTCTTCGCACTGCAAAACAGCTTCTTTTTCGTAAGCTACGCTGTTCAGCTGCTTAACCAGCAATAAAAATGCCTGTGGTGTTGGCACTTTCTTAACTTCTTCAAAATCTTCTAACATTGTCGCACCCCCTTAAATGCAATGTCTTTCTTTAAGTTTTTGCAGGAACTCTTCCCCGCTATGAACTACAAAGGCAACGCCGCCCTTGCGGTTTATGTCGTTTATTCGCGCTTCCTGCGCAGGGCTTAAACGCCCGCCCACTGGCCGCTTACATTCAACCGCTAAAAATCGCCCGTGGTTGTCGTAGCCCTCAAAATCGCAGGTGCCAGCTTCCGCGGTTTTTATAAAACGCCTTTGCCGTCCCTCGCCAATTTGAAAGCAGCCCGTATTTATTCGCTGCAACTTCAAACCCGTTGCTTTAATAACTGTTTTTACCTGCTGCACTACGGCGCTTTCGGGAACGTCTTTTAAATCCATAACGCCCCCAGCTTTTCAGCCTGCTTGATGTAAAAATCAGCAGCTTGTTTATATTTTTCTCTGTCCTCGTAATTGTTGTCGCGGCTGGCGTTGTAGCTCTTGTCTGTGAAGTAACAAGCGTTATAAAGTGCCTGCGCTTCCGCATTGAGCGCAAAGTCTATTTTTCGCTGAAAATTAAAAACCGATTCTGCCTTGATTTTTCCGCAAACAATAACGCCGTTTGTAAGCTGTCCTGTAATTCCGCGGTAAGTTAAAAAAGTGCCGTTTCTGTCTGCGTTGCCTTTGCAGTCAAAGTTTATGCCGTTTGATTTCTGCCAGTCTGAAAACTGCTTAATAAATTGTTGTCGTGAGATTTTGCCAGCTCTAAAAGTCTGTACCAGCTGCAACGGATAGGGATTGTTTTTAATCATGTTCACACCTCAAAAAAAGATAAAGCCCGCTTCGGATTGGTGTGTTATCCTCTGCGGGCTTAATTTTTACGAGTTACCGTAAAGCCACTCGTACCGAACAAGCGGCTATACAACACACCAAGATATAGCAGCTCGTTTGCTTGGTGTGCACTTTTTTGCTTAATGTTGATATTGTCAACATTGATTTGAAAAGGTGTACACCCAAGATATGCAGCGGCTTGTTTCCGCTGATATTTTGATTATAGCGCCGTTTTTAAAAATCTGTCAAGCGCTAAATTAAATATTTTTTTATTTCTTGCCGATAATGCCGCCCCGAAAAAAAAGAAGCTGGGCTTCATTTTCTCAACGCAGGGCGGGCGCAGTAATGCGCCTATATATTATATATATACAAATACATATACATATACAAATACATATACATAGTGACAAAATGGAACAAATGGAACAAGTGTTCCAAAGTCTATATATTATAAGGATTTACAAGGGGCGTTTTTTACGGGGCGCAGCGTTTAACGCGCGTGCAAAAATGCGTTAAAAATACGCTGTTTTTCTTAATGGAACACTTGGAACAAATGGAACAAATGTTCCAAATGTCCCAATTTGTTCCAAGTTAATTAAAGTTTGTCCCACTTGTCGCCGATTGTTACCGCGTGAATTACGAGTTACACGCAAAGAAAATGCAGTATATACCGATGTGCTGCGCTGGTAAAATCTCAGTCCGTAAGTGCGCAAAAGCGATAGGGATTGCGCCGTATTCTGTCACGCGATTAAAAAACCGTTACAGAAAATACGGCGATTCAATCTTTATTCACGGCAACACTGGGCGCACTCCAAAGAACAAACAATATGATTCTGAAAAGATTGTCGCAGATTATGAACAATTCAGCGGCACCCCGTTTGCGTCGTTCCGTGATGATTGCGCCGACTATCTGCACTATAAAAAAGTGCCCTCTTATGCCACGGTTTACAATGCGCTTTCGGGTGCTGGTATTGTTTCGCCCCGCGCCCGTATTCCTGTACGCGAAAAAAAGCTGCACCTGCCGCGCTCCGAACGGCCAAACGAGGGCGACTTAATACAGATTGACGGCTCAAGCCATGACTGGTTTATGAACGGCCACAAGGTTTGTTTGCACGGTGCAATCGACGACGCTACGCACAAAGTAGTAGCTTTGTATTTCTGTGAAAATGAATGTTTGCTGGGCTATTACCAGCTGCTTTTCCAAGTGTTCGAGCGAACGGGCGGAAAGCTGCCGCGGGCTATTTACTCGGATAGATCCAGCTGCTTTTTTGTAAACCGCGGCGCAACTCTTGAGGAACAATTAGCGGGCGCTGAAAAAGCACAAACGCAATGGCAGAAAACCTGCCAAGAATTAAACATAGAACTGATTGCAGCATACAGCCCGCAGGCAAAAGGCCGTATCGAGCGACTATGGCAAACGCTGCAAGGCCGCTTGCCTTATATTTTCCGCTTCTTAAAAATCGACACTATCGAAAAAGCAAACGCTTTCCTTGCCGATTTTGTCGAGGGGTTCAATGCTCGTTTTTCTGTGGCCGCGCAAGATTCCGAGCTGCACTGGCAAAACCCGCCAGCCGTCAAAGATTTTGACTTTCTTTTTTCTGTTCGCTGCGAAAAGAAAACCCGAGCAAACGGCAGCTTTATTTATCACGGCTACAAGTTTAATCTGCTTACAGCTCGCGCCGCTTGCGTTTCGTTTACTCTGTGCTTGTCCGAGCGTTACGGGCTGCGGGCTTATATCGGCGGCAAGTATTACCCCGTCGAGCTTGCGGAACCGCTTTGCGATATTGTGGGCGATTCTATGCCAGCAGTTGAAAAAGATTTAATTTACAGATATTTTTACGCTGATAAACATAGCGGGCGGGCAACTGTCCGCGCAGGTTAATTTTTTGCACACTTTTTGAAAAGTCGTGTTATAATCTTTTGCGAGGTGTAAACATGAAAGTAAAATCTATTTTTGTATCTTTAATTCTTGCGGCTCTGCTTTGCTCATGTTCCAAGCAGCTTAATATTTCGCTTGAGTATAACTCAAAGAACCCGAACGACGCGCCCGTGCTGTACTGGGTAAACAATAACACTGGCGCAGATATTCCCGCAATCACATACACGCTGAACGGTGAGTATTTTTACACCGACGATTTACCAGCGGGCGGCAATTCTATTGATTTTACAGATTTTGCAAAAAAGAACGGTGAGCGGTTCAATATATACAAAGTAAAGCCTTTGAAGCTGGAAGCAAAAGCAAACGGCGCGGCGTACTCCGTAAACATTGACGATATACCGCTGAACTTTGCAACCGTTCCGAGTAGTGAGAATATATCACAAAATCGTGATGTTTTATCATGGTCTAAGGAAATAGCAGCCGAAAACAAAACAAGCGACGGCGACAAGGTTTCGCTTTCTGTTGTGTTTGCTTATAACGATAAAAATACAGCTACGGAAATAACGGCGCAAAATGACACAATCGCCGTTTATCTTAAAAACCTTATAGCGCAGAAAACAACCGCCGACTTTTCGCCAAAGAATGAAGCTGCGCTGCAAGCTGAAATACGCGACTATATCAACGACAATATTATTACGGGGCGCGTGCGTGAAGTGCGCTTTATGGAACTTGACTATTAACTGGCGGCTGCTATCGTTTCCAGCTTCTGCAAAACGTTCTTTTCGTCTATGCCGTGCTTTATGGCGTAGTCGTTTTCGTATTGCACAAGCTCGGGGTGTTTGCCGCTTTTTGTGAACATTGCAGGAACAAGGTTGTTTTTAAAATCTATGTCTTTCATAGCTTCGGCTGCGTTCGTAATAGAATAAGCCGAGCTGAAAACTTTGTATAGTTTCCCGCTTTCTCGGATCTGTTTTTCTTCTTTGCCGTGTTCTTTGGCCGCAATGTAAAATTGAATTACTGATAACGTCGGGTTCTTGCCGTTTGTCTGCTTGAGCTTTTCGCCGTTTTCCTCGCAAATATATTCGTGGTAGTATTTGTTTTTCGTCTGCTGAATACCGCTAATATAAATATGCAATCCCGCTACTGTTTCAATAGTCAGCGTTTCGCCCGCCAGTATTCCGTTGTTATAATATTCTGTGATTTGTTTAATCATTTCATGCCCCTTAATTTTGAAAAGCTCCAGCTTGTTGTTGAAGTCTATTTTTTCTATGAACCGATTACAGCTGCAATTTGTCAAAATCCCGTTGTAGCTGGTAAGCACCCGCAGCACCTTGTTTGCGCTCTTAACGCTCTTGAGTGCTTCTGTAGTTGCTTTTTCAGTGACAAATAAACGGATTTTACGCGCTGTTTTGCGTTTCAAAATCGTTACTGTATCGCTTTTTCTGTTTTTATATGAATGATAACCGACGGCGTTTATACCTTGCCGCGTGTTCTTAATGTATGACTTTGAAAACGTAAGCCCCATTGTTTCCCACAAATAGCGCCGCACACGCTCGCGGGCTTTTACCAGTTCGCTTTTGTCGTTGCTGGCTATTACCATATCGTCGTTATAACGCACGTATGGCAGCTTTAGTTCGTGTTTTATGAAGTCGTCAACGCCCCACAGTGCAACGTTTCCAAACCACGGGCTTGTAGCGTTTCCGATAGGAATACCGCAGGGCGTGGGGTAATTATCTATAAGGCCGTCGCAATACCGTAAAAACTTTACGTCTTTAATCTTTCGCCGCAATGCCTGTTTTAATACATTATGATCTATGCTTGCATAAAAGCTGTGTATATCCAAGTGGCAAATATAATTATAACCCGCTACAAGTTTTGCAATCTGCCTATGTGCTGCGTGCGTGCCCTTGCCCTTAATGCAGGCGTAAGAATGGTAATACGTGCGGCTGCTCCATATCGGCTCGCCGACGTTTACTATTGCGTGGTGTAAAAATCTGTCGGGAAAAGTCCGCGCCACAAGCGCCGTTCTTGGCTTTGGCTCGTAGATGTGTTTTATTGTATATTCGCCGTAGGTGTAGCTTTCGTTTACAAGCATTTCGTGCAGCTGTTCGCGATAATACGGCAAGTTCTTTTCGATTTCCTTAAACTCATTATAGCGGCGCTTTCCTCTGAAAGTTAGCCGTATAGCTTTGTCTATGTTTTCGTATGAACAAACCTGCTGCCACAAGTTACCGTATCGCTTCACTTTGTTGTACTCCAAAAATAGCGGCAATCTGCCAGTATATCAATAAACGGCGTTCGGATTTCCTACTAGTCGAGTATTGCTTCCCATTCAGTAATTTTGCAGGGTTTCCCCTCACTGGATAACGCGCCAGCCTAAAAAGATATTGCGTAAGTGGGTTCTTACAATCTTATTCAGTATCGGCAACCGCCCGAAAACCGATATTGTCATTCAGTTCCAATGCCCCATTGTTCCAATTGTACGCCCGCGAACCGCAGTGCGAACTATTGCCCCAGTTGCCGCCAAGAATGACGCGCCCGCTTTGATGTGAATATCTTAGCGGGCGTTTTTCGGGTCGTGGTTGTTCTTTGTCACACGTTACCCAAGATTGCCGCTTATACTTATATAGTCATTTATGCGGATAGGCTAAAAGTGCCTATCCGCTGTAGGGTTGTAGGGCTGTTTCCCTTTGTCCCCTTTTCCCGTAGTAGGGTGTCCGCTTATAGCGCTTACCCCTTAATATGGCGTGGCTCGGCAACCGCCCGAAAACCGAGACCGTCATGCAGCCCCAACGCCCCAAAGTCCCAATAGTACGCCCGCGAACCGCAGTGCGAACTAGAGCCCCAGCTGCCGCCAAGACTGACGCGTGTTTGCGGGTTGTAAGCGTCGCCTTTAACGTCTTTGTCGTGCGTTGTGTTGTAGTTAGTCTGCCAGTCGCTAGAAACGGTGTATCCGTTTTCCTGTCCCCACTGCCAAAGAACGCCCACGCCGTCGAACATACCGCAGTATGAAATAATCTGCGTATTGTCGCTTGCAAGGTGTCCGCCTGTAGTAACGGGGTTTGCAGCTCCTTTGATTGCTAACCCCTGCGGGCTTCCAAGTGTAAACGCTGTAAACTCCTGCAAAGTCGGGAAACGCTGTTTCTGAAAGCTCAAGATCTGTTCGCCACGTAAACAAGGGAAAACGCGGCCTGTAGTTGTTCCAGTTACAAACTCTTTGTTTGCTGCTGAAATAAGAATTATATTGTTTTTCGGGTATGTTCCGCCGTAGGTCGCAGCTGTTCCCGTCTTGTCAAAGGCACGCTCTGAAAGTATGTACAAAGAACCCCACTTGTCTATACAAGGATTATAAAGCATACCTACGCTTGTACCGTTCGGGCGGTGCCACAAGTCCCAAACGGTGAACGGGTGAACGGCTCCCGCTGTATAATCTGTGAGCGGGTGCACCTGCTGGCCTGCTGCGAGTGCGTCGCAGTCTACAAGCACCGTATGGAAGCCACCTATACACATACAGTTTTGTTCATTCAAAACCGCGCCGTCAACTTCTGCGTACGCCTTAATCGGTTTTGCGCCGCTACCTGCAATGTCTGAATTACCGTACAAGCTGATTCCGTCGGGGTCGTTCAAACTGATTTTAAAGCCGAGGTTGTCTTTTGCGTTCGGGAACAAAGTCGGGCTGTAAATCAAATAAATAAAATAGTCTTTTCCTGCTTCAAGCCCTGTGCAAGTGTCGTCGCAGTCGTCTACGTCAAGCTCTATGTCGCTTTCTGTGTGGAACTGCAAAAGCCCCACGTTTTCAACGTAGAACGGCGGCAAGGTTGCACCCGCTCTAATAAATACGCTGTTCTTGCTGTAAAGCTGGTTATTCTGTACCACAAAGTCGGTATCTTTGTTTCTGTTTACCACTGGGAAAACCGACGGGTAAAGATAACGGCGGTTAAGTATCAAGTTTTCGTTTGTGTTGATGATGATTGAATTATTGATACGCAGCCGCTTGTAAAAATAAAGGTCGCTGTTGCTTACAATCTCAACGCTGTTGCCAGCTGCAAGTGTAACGGTTTCGTAAGTGTTGGCAGCGGTCAAGTAGCGAACCTGTGCGCTGCCGCTTGAGAACCCCGTCTGCACTGTGATTTTACAGCCTGCAAAAGTTGCGCGGCCAAGTGTCAAAACAATTCCGCTGTTTGTAAGAACAAGGGTGCGGGTTGCTTCGATGTTTCCAGTGTCGCTCGTTTCGCTTACGAGTACGGGGCGCTGGAATGTAAACGGCAGCATAATGTCTTTGCATACGTTTTCAGTGCTTACACTTACGCCGTCGGCTTCCTTTGTGCCGAACTCGGGCGTAAAGTTTGTAAGCCCCGCAAGTCGCAATGCTGCCAGTGTTAAGTCTAATGTAGCCATAGTGTTTTACTCCTGTGTATTGTTATTTATATAGTCTTGTATAACTTCTGCGACTTTATCCTTGAACAGCTGCGTATCAAAAATATTGGTCTTGAAGTTCTGCAAGTCCTTAACCGTAAGAATGAAATAATCATTACTCTTTGAAAGGTTCGCCCACGGCACGCGGTTTGTTGTGTGCTCGTAGAACGTGTCTACCGCTTCGGCTTCTGTAATATCTACTAAAAGCTCGTCGAGCATAAAAGAATTGCGGCTGCTGTTGAGCACAACCGACAAAGCCGCTGCTGCTGTTTCGTAGCGGGTAAACTCTGCGGCGCGGTCGTTCAGTGCCACCGTGATTTTGTTTGCGCTTGCAATAATTCCAATATGCAGCCAAGAATTAGGCGTAAACGATACGCCGATGTCGGAAAGTTCGCGCTGTTCGCTCTGTGTCTGTCCGTCATGCTGCAAATAGCTATGTGCGGCAGCTGGTGAGTTGAACGGCAGCGTTTTTTCGTAAAGTCCAGCCGCTAACAGTGTGTAATATGTGGCCGCGGTAACGGTTGCCACGCTCCAAACCTCAACGCCTGCGGTAGTGGTTTTCACGTAATAAACATAGTTTGCGTTGAACTCTTTTATTGCGATAGATTCAAAAGGGCACTCGCCGTTTGCAGCTGCATTAAATGCGATTTCGCTTTCACTTGCCTTATTAAAAAGCACGTCACGCAACGGCAAAAGGTTATAAAGGCGGCTTTCGGTAATTTCGGCGTTAAATGGTATTCCGCTTTCGTCGTCCGCGCCTTTTTCAAAATAGCACTCGCCCGCAGCAATAATCAGCTTGATTTTGTCGCCAGCGTTTCCGATGTCAAATATGATCTGATTTTCTGCGTAGATGTATTGCAGCCAAAAGTCAACGGTAAACTTGTCACAAGAACCATAAGCGGCAGTAATGCCGTAGCGTCCATAAAGTGACTTGCCGAGCGTTGCATAAGGCGCAATCGCAAGAATAGCGGGCGTAAAGTCTATATCGTCGCTTTCGTTGTCTTTTCCGACAAGGTTGTGGCCGCCGTCGATTTCTGCGTCCTCTACCGTTAAATCGTTTACGCCGTTTTGGTCGAAAATGTCAGTGTCAAAATGATACACTTTAGAAGCGCTGCTCAAATAAGCGTTTCCGATGTCGTAGCCCTGCTTGCGGCGCTCGGCCATGTCTTGATTTGTTATGAAAAGGGTATCGTCTGAAAATACCTGCTTTGTCATAACGCCGTTTACATTCGAGCTTGCAATAGTCTGCCATTCGCTGTTTACGGTTTCGCGGTGCTGGTAGTATGTACCGTTCGGGCTTATTTTTGTGCGGTCAAGCGCGTTGTCGTTTTCCTGTATATAAAGGATTCCGTTAATACTTGACGCCTGCGCCGCAATCTCAAAGTTACCAGCCTTAAACTTTACGTGGTAATTCTGTGGCACTCCGTTAACGATGTTGTACGGCTCTACCTCAAAGTATTCATCGTCACCGCCGACACGCATTGCGCCCTCGTAGCGTGTGCTGCCGTCCTCAAGCGTAATAGTTGAAAGCGCCCAGCGGTTATTCTCGGTGCCCTCAAAAACGCCGCCCGTAATATATCCGAGGTTTTCTTGTATTGCTGAAAGCATACGCACGTAGATTTTGTCCGCTGTTACTGCGTCCTGTTTAATCTGCGCGTTACCTATTGCGTTTTCTACAATGTCCCTTATGCTCGTAGCGTGTGCTACGGCGTTAATTTCTGTTGCTGGGCTTTCGCTTGCTTCATTGTATGCCACAATATAAAAGCCGTAGGTTGTATCTTCGGGCACTGGGTCGGTTAAATCCTGCCCCGCAAGTGGCAAGGTCTGCGCGTAGCTGCTGCCCGCGATAACGTAGCCGCTGCCGTCCTTGTAGTTTGCTTCACTTGCGTAAGGGTTCGCGCTTGTAGCAGGCTTAAAATATCCGCTGTCAGCTGGGGCGGTTACGCGCTTAATCTGTACGCGGTGCTGTATGTTTCCGTAACGCTCCAAGCCGTCCGAGCGTGTCGGCTGCTCAAAATAAAGAGTAATTACGCGGTTACTTTCGCGCTTTGTGACTACTGGGGCGGCCAGTTCCCATGTTCCATAATTGCCCGTAAGAACTGCCCGCGCTTCACTGTCGGCGCTTTCCTTGCCGTAGATGTTTACAGCCCGAGCTTTTACGCTCCAGCTTGCAAGGCCTGTTTTTTCGGGGTAGCCGTCCACTTCACGGTCAAACGTATATGTTCCAGTGCGTCCGCTTACGCTTATTGTTTCGGTGCTGCCGTCGCCTTTTGTGATAGTAAACACAATAGCCCGCAGGTCGTTTCTAAGTCCGTCGGTGTTGTGGGTGCAGCTCAAGGCGATTCCGTCGCGGTTTGCGCTGCCATATACGAGCGTCGGCACGTCGGGTTTTCCTACTGGAATATTGCCCGACTGCATATTGTCGATTACTTCGTCAAGCTGGCGCTGTGTCACGTAGTCCGACGGTATCGGCGCAGGTTCGCTTGTCTGCTTCTGTGTGATGTTCGGCTCGTAGTCGGGAATAGTGCCCGTTT